TCCATGTCCTTTCAGCAAGGGTGGAATAGGAGGCTGGCACGCATTGGCAGCATCGACGGTTCATTTGGAACTATCGACCTGTCTTCTGCGTCCGACAGTGTGTCGCTCAATCTCCTTCGTGAGCTATTGCCGCCTTATGTATACAGGTGGCTAGAGCATACGAGGAGTCCTACTGTCACTCTTCCAGGTGGCAATAGGGTTGAGCTCCACATGGTATCGAGTATGGGGAATGCATTTACTTTCCCTTTACAAACGATACTATTCGCGAGCATAGTTGTTGCTAGCTACAGGGTTATGGGGATTCTTCGTCAGCGGTCATATAAAAGTGACCAAAGATTTGAAGTTCCTCCGCCCTGTTCCTCTACCCGGGCTAACTTTGGTGTGTTTGGCGATGACATAATCGTCCGTAAGGACAGTTATGATTTCGTCGTACGAGCACTAGAGTTGTTCGGGTTTAGGGTGAACGTCGACAAGTCGTTCAACACTGGCAACTTCCGTGAGTCTTGTGGAGGGGATTACTACCATGGATTTGACATCCGTGGTGTGTATATGAAGCACCTCTCCACAAGCGCTGACGTTTACTCCATAATCAACCGACTTGTGAGATGGAGTGCGAGGTCAGGCATAATGCTATACCGTACCATCGACTACCTTTTGAAGCAGGTAGAATTCTTACCTGTTCCTTGGGAAGCCGGTGATGCGGAAGGCATTAAAGTCCCGACCGCTCCATCTGCATTGCCTCGAGATCGTAGCACGGGTGGCGTTATTTATCGCTACCTTAGCCAACGACCTCTTAGCTTTGCATTACCGCAAGACGTTGAGAAGACTCACTTTTACCCTAGTTTGTACGGAAAGAGGAGGAAACCTATTCTCTTCAATCCGGAGGGTCTTCTTGTGAGTTTTGTTGGAGGTTTTATTAGGAACGGACGGATCTCTGTCAGAAGTGACAGGGCTCGGTTCAAAATCCGTCATCGGGTCACCTCTTCATGGGGTGGCCCGGACGCGGTCGGGTTGTTAAACTCCCGAGGCGGCAGCTGGAAGGCTGCCGCCGAGACGCTACTTAATTTGTAGCGTTCCCACAAGAGGATAACATCCTCTACCCACTCTACACTTGTCTTCGCAGAGTGGGG